GCCATGGTTAGCCATGAGCCATTATAATGAACATTAACTCTTGAGGTTAATGTATCAAACCATAAATCTCCATTATCTGGTGTAGAGGGAGCGGTAGCCCCAACTTCCATACCGCCAATTACTGAGTCAACGTATGCCTTAGTAGCAGCGTGGGTAGAATCTGTAGGAGTTCCTACAACTACCGTTCCTCCGAACGAACCGCCACCAGCGACGATAAGTCCATTTTTAACCTTGAAGTCTTTGTTGACTGTTGCCAAGATTACCACTCCCTCTTTTTATTTATTTTTATACCAAAAGTGTTCCAACAACAGAAACTGTTGAGTTATTGTTGTCAGTTGTTACACGAAGGCGTACATCTGAACCGCTTACATCTGCTGAAACAGATCCAAGTGAGCCATTTGTTCCTACCATCGCATATTCTGTAAGCGCAACATTATCAGAAGCATCAAGTGTAAGGATTACCTTTGAAACTTCAGTATGTGAGCCTTCAGCAATTTTTACAAGGAATTCAGCAGCACGATAGTCTGCCTTAGCCCATGCGACTGCTGTATTTGTGCTTGCAGTTGCTACAGTTGCAGATGCTGCAACCTGCTTTGCTACAGATGCAATTTCTACTGCAGGGAAGTCAGGTGTGACTGCCTCAAGAGCAGATACTGCACGAGCATTTGTAAAGTAAAGGTTTGATGTTCCTTCATCAAGATCATCTGTTGTTGAATCTGCAACACCGTTTTCTGCGGTAATTGTAAGGTTGTTTGATCCATCCTTAGTAATTATAATGTTTGTCTTTGTTGCATTTGCAAGCAATGTTGCTGCCTCTGCTTTTGCACGAGCATCTGTGTAGTAAAGGTTGTTTACACCTTCTGCTACATCGTCAGTACCAAGAGTTACGCTTGAACCGAGGTCTGTGGTGTAGCCATTAACGGTAATGCTGTGATTAATCAAAGAAGGATTATCAATTCCTGTAATGGTGTTTGATGCTCCATCAATTGTCTTGTTTGTAAGAGTCTGAGAATCAGATGTTCCAACAATGTTTCCTGTTACGCCATGAACTGCAGTTGTAGCATTTTGGTGTGTTGTAAGATTTCCAGAAACTGTTGTAATTTGTCCATCTGTATAAGAGTTTGCTGATGATACAGCATCAGATTCTGCAGTATCAACATAAAGTTTGTTTGCTGCATCTCCATTAGATGTTGGTGTTGCAAGGCTTGTTACCTTGTTTGTTCCACCAAAATCAAGGTTGCCAGTCATGCTGTCTCCAGCCTTGGCTACCTTCTCACCAATTGATGCTGTAACTGTTCCAATGAAGTTTTCATCGTCACCAATTGCTGCAGCCAATTCATTTAATGTATCAAGAAGAGCAGGTGCAGAATCTACAAGATTTGCTACTGCTGTATCAACATAAGATTTTGTTGCAGCATCTGCGTTTGCTGTTGGAGTTGCAAGGCCAGAAACCTTGTATCCGCCAGCAGCGAGATCGCTACCAAGAGTCTTGTTTGAAAGTGTTTGTGTGTCGGTTGTACCAACAACATTTCCAGTTACTCCATGAACTCCAGTTGTGAGGTCATTGTGATTTTCAACTGCTCCATCTGCATAGTTTTCATATGCAGTTGTAATAAGTCCTTCACGAGTATCTGTGTAAGAGTTTGCATCTGCAATTGCTTCTGACTTTGCTGTAGCAATACGGTTAGTAATAGTGTTTCCTGGTGTTCCGTTTACAGTATTGTCACCAATCTTAGAGTCTACGCTTGCTGCAGCATCTGAAATTGCTTCGCCTTTTGCGGTAGCAACTTCTGCATCTGTTGCAAAATCTGCATCAATAGTTGTTGAAATTTGAACATTTTGTGAACCGTTAAATGATACTTAGCATCACGCTTAACAACCTTGTTTGCTTCGTTTGCTGAGGTGGCTGTTCCACCGATTAGGTTAACGATATAAGTGTTATCGTCTGCCTTTTTTGTAAGAATGTCATAATTATTGATGGTACCTGTTGTGCCTTCAACAATCAGACCATTCTTTACCTTAAAGTCTTTTGTGACTGTTGCCATTTTTTATTATCTCCTTGTGTTACGCCTTAAGTCCAATTCGTGCATAACGAACTGTGACTGGCTTAATTGCAGGATCTGGAGTAACCGTTAAGGATACTGTATTTCCAGCCCTGGAGACGCTAATGGTGCCAATATTCCCATCGTTGTCTATTGTTCCGTATTCGCTGACATTTACATTTGTACCGTCAACTAATACGGTCAATTCTGTTGCATAAAATTTATTGTCTCCCGCAGTTACCTTAGCGATTGAAACAATATACTTGACCATACGCCACTCTGTGGCATCAAAATTATCAATTACTGTTGGATTTTCAATTCCTGTAATTGTATTTTCATTATTACCCATAGATCCAAGGTCTGTGGAACGGGCAGAGGCGGAATCAATTAAATCTTCATAATCTTCCTGTGTAGGACGATCACCAGTTTGGAACTTGGTTTTTAGTGTTGGAATTGATATCTTTGCCATGATGGTATTATAACTCCTTTTTATTATAAAATATAGTTGCTATATCCTATAATTTGTAGTGGGATTGGGGGTGGATTATTCTTAGAATACCCAAACGAACTAACATTAATAAATTGAACCCTAAAAGGCAAAACCTCTTGTAGTTTTACTTTTGGTGTTATATCATTTATTCTTATTGATCTTTTATCTAATTCTTTTATCTGTGCGTGTGCAAAGCGATGTGTTGTATTATAAACTTCTTTATATGCTGGAATTAAATTTTCATTGATCATTCTGTAACATCTTCAATGATAACCATGGATCCTTTGGCTACCGTCCAGACTCTTCCTTCTGACAAAAGTTCTGTCAACTGAATATCAAAAATATCTCCAGTTTCTAAAAGTTCTGATTGAGATGATAATAGTGTTACTGTAAAACTTCCTTCTACATCTTGAAATTCAATTGGCTGTGGCTCAAGAGAAACTATTACGTCATCAGTTGATGGACGATAAATATCCATCTTAATTTCCCAGTCATCTAAATATAATGGTTCACGAGAATCATTTGTTACATATACTCTAAAAGATGCTGAGTCTCCTCTGACTACCGTCCAACGAACCTCTGGTGGTAAAGCACCTAATGCATAAGAGTCTGTAGTTTGATTTCGGAAGGTAGCCATAGTTTGATTATATCATATTTAGGCTAGTCCAGCCTTTAATGCTCCCCATGTTCCGTTGCCTTTTGCCTCTACAATAATCACACCATTTGTTGTATGTGCATATCCAACAATTCCTACTGCACCAGAACCTTCTACTGGTCTTGTTTTTGTCAATTCTCCATTTGGTCTACCAACATATAAAACATCGCCTGTAGTAAATGAAGATGTATTAACATTTGCAAGAACTCCAGCAACAACAACCTTTCCTGTTGCATTATTTAATAATGATGTTTTTAATAATCCTAAAACTGGCTTAACATTATCTGAGTCCCAAAGATCTTCTGTATATTGTTTAACTCCAGGAACATTTTCAGAATAATTAAATATATAAACAGGAGTTCCTGCTGGAAGAGTTCCTCCGCTAACATTTTTAACATCTATTTGTATTATTGATACATCAATAGATTCAAGAGATTCTTTTACATCTTCCGCCAATTGCTCCAAGTCTCCGTGGACGTTTACTGGATCTGTAGACTTTGGAAAACTAATCTCAAACTGACCTGTGGTTTTATCTGTTGCCATAATAAGTTTATTATACCACTTTTCATATATTTGACATTGGATCCAAATACGTGTTATACTAGGAAGTAACATGACACCCTTTAACAAGGTGTCATTCCGTTTCTAAGGAGGAAACTATGATTAACTTTATGAATAATAATAGGCAAATCATTGGTACACTCAGCATATTGGCTATGTTTGCCGTTTGGGGAAATGTTGCTAATGCTTCTGAAAACCGATTAAATGACAGTAAACCTGTCATGCTTAAGGAATCTTTAGTGGCCACGGAAGTGGCCAAAAGTGTTTCTGAGGCTAAGAAAGATCAGTTAGAAAAATATCAAAACGCTACATCTCTATCTGATAAAGACCTAAAAAATCTACTCAAGTTGGTAGGTTTTGAGGGTCAAAATCTCAAGGAGGCATGGGCTATTGCTAAAAAAGAAAGTAATGGTCGACCTTTTGCATTCAATGGAAATCATGAAACTGGAGACAGTTCTTATGGTATTTTCCAAATAAATATGCTTGGAATGCTTGGTCCTGATCGTCGTACTAAGTATGATTTAGATCATAATGTTGACTTGTTTAATCCCGTCGTAAATGCTCAAATTGCATTTAAGATGTCTGATGGCGGGGAAAACTGGAGAGCCTGGAAAGGCATTACACCAAGAACCAAAGAATTAATGACGAAGTTCCCAGATAATTAGTCTATATTAATCTATCTGTCCAAGTTTTTGGAGTTTTTTCAGTGATAAACTCCAGGGGTAAATGATAATCAAAATCTTTTATTCCCTGGAGTTTTATCCATTTTACCAACTCTTCTAGACCATCTTTTAAAGGTACTGTTGTTTGATAATCTAATAACTCTCTTGCTAAGTTTGCGGAGCAATTGGCGTGTTTGACTTCCTGTGGTCTACCGTTTACATAAATTGGTTCCAGATTAAACTTTAAGATTTCTGCAATTATTTTTGCCAATTCATTAATGGTTATAAATTCTTCATCTGGCCCTATATTAATAATTTTTCCATTTGCAATATCTGTTTCACATGCTTTAACAATAGGATTAATAACATCATTTATAAAAGAGAAACATCTTTTTTGATTTCCATCTCCATAAATAATAGGCTGTTTATTGGAAAGCATTCTATTAGTCATAATTGATGCAACATTTCTAAATGGATCATCATATTTCTGTCTTGGACCAATAATATTATGAGGAACTAAAATTACATAATCCATACCGTGTGTTTCTGAAACATTTTTCACCAATAGTTCTGCAGCATATTTTGCAATGCCGTACGGATCTTGTGGCATTGGTGTCATTGTTTCAACAAATGGAACTTCTTGCTGTGTGCCATATCTTGCCATGGAAGACATATGAACAAACTTTTTTACTCCGTGCTTAACTGAAGCACTCAATACTGTTGACGTAATCCCAGATGTATTTTTTGTAATTAACGAGGGGCTAAAAACAGACAAACCTTCATATGCTGTACAGGCTGTATGTATAACTAAATCAATATCTTTAAACATTGGCTCTATTGCATCAAAGTCTGATAAATCTTGTATCCACCACGTTACACCTTTAGGTACATTATTTTCATACCCGCCAATTAAATTATCAATGCCGTATACAGAGTATCCCCTTTTTAAAAATTCATCTGCAAGATGGCTCCCCATAAATCCTGCAACACCAGTTATTAAAACGTTTTTCATTTACCAAAATTCCTTTGGTGCAACCTTTTCAAAATTTCCGTTATAGTAATGTTGTAATATTAAATTTGAACAGTCTTTATATTGTGGCTCAAGATGTAGCATAACTTCTGACTCATCAAAATGTTTAACTGGATTATTTATGTTTTTAAAATAATCAAAAACTGCATACTGAACTGCAAGCCAGTGAAGAGAAAGATGCTCTTTTTCAGAAAGTCTTTCTTTGTTATAAGTTAATGTATGATTAACATAAAATTTAATATGATTTAGAATTTCTTGTTTTGCTAAATGCTTATTTAATAAAAACTGCCCATCATTCATACCTGGCCAAACCTCTACCTTTTTCATTAGGTCTTCAGTATTATCTGGTTTAGCCCATACGGAACTTGTATTTCCATATTTTTCAAAAAGTATATCAATATTATTATAAAAGGCAGTGTCTGTATCCAAATACAAGACATTATCTAAGTCATAGTCATTAATTGCTTTAACTGCGTTTTCCCATCTATGCCTTAAAAATTGCTGATATCCAAGTTTAGTCCAAGTATCTGGCCAACCAGGTTCGTCCTTATTTTCAAACGGAATAACGAAAACATTATCTCCAAAAACAATGTTATTTGAAATTTCCAATGGTGCTATATAAACATAAACGGGAATTTCTTTATTAAATTTTCTAAGTGTTTCAATAGAATATTTTAATTGTTTGTAACATCTATTGTCCAATAATGATTGTTGTCTTACATGAAATGAATACACTATTGCGTTTTTCATAAAATTACCCTGTTTACAAAATCTAAATTTGCATATTCGGCATATTCTTCTAAAGTTCTTTCTGATCCCAAGTAGTCTTTGCCGACAAGTTTTTCGTCAAACATTTTGTATATCGTATCTCTAGATATTGTTAAATAATTAGATAATGGCTGTAGGTTATCTTTGTAGTGCCAAACACTTCTTCTATTATATTCTTCAAAGAATCCAGTTTCTGGACTAGAATACCAATGATATATAACTTGATTTCTTGGTATTAATAAATCAAATCCGTTTGTATATAACATAGCGCCAACAGCAAATTCTTCTGTAAAGCAAATATCTTTATTAAGTTGTATATATGGATAAACGGTAAATGAAAAACCTCCAGAGATAGATTTTTGATATTTTGTATTATTAACACAACTTTCATTTATAGGATTTAGGTATTCTTTAAAAACTTTTTGTCCATGATCGTCTTTTCTAAAATCAATGTTTTGTGGTACAGGATTTTTGCTTAGTATTTCATTTCCTTCAGAATCATAAAAATATTGTGCTGGGTAACTTGTAAGCACTGGTTTATCATGACCTAATTCTTTATAATAATTTATATCGGAAATTAAAAGTTCGTCCCAATTTTTACATACTCTGCTATGTGAATCTATTACCATATAATAATCTTCATTATTATATAAAGAATGTGCGAGATATCTTCCGAGGCCAGGACTTAAATTATCTGGAGCCTTGCTTGCAATAACTCTAATATTGTCATATTGCTGAACCTGTATATTATCTTCATCTTCGAAAACATAATGAACTCCAAAATATAAATTATTTTTTCCAGAACTATTATTTATTAAACTTTGTATTGTTTTTGGTAATTCATAATCATGATAACCCGCTATATTTATAAATATAGTTCTCATTAAGCATTACGCTCCGACCATTCTGCTTCAGACATTTTGCCTCTTATTACGGGTAAATAAGATGGTCCTTTAACAAACCACCAATGGTCTGGCTCTGCAAAATGAAAGAATATCATTGCAACAAAGTTGTTATCTGGGTTAGGAAAACTATCTCTCCAGTGTAACTGATCGTTGCCATAATATGCTAGTGCTTGATTTGGATATAAAGTATAGGCTTTGTCGTCTACCCACAAATCCCAAGGCTCTTTTTGATAGACACACATATCAAGTGTATACGTACATGCATTATCGTCTTTATGTTTATAAAGGCTTGGCTCTATATTATCAAGTTTTTCATAATGAGAAAATAAGGTGTAGGTTGGAAGCAAATCTTTGCTATTAAATACTTCTCTTGCTATAGGAATTAATTTATCTGATAATTCTTTAAGTAAAGGAATTTTATTTTCAGATGCCATATATCTTGAAAATCCAGAAGAATACTCGAACTGCTTTGGATTTTCTACAGCCTTAAGTAATTTCTGATAGTCTCCCTCGTTTAAAATATTATTAACTACTACTGGATCTTTCATTTTAACCAACTCACTACAGCGTATCTTGTTCCTTCCGTAACTGGTGAAACAGAGTGATTGTATACATATGTAGATGGAAAAATAATCATTTGATTTGGCTTCGGTTTAAAAGAAATACCAAATCTTGGAAAGTTAATCTCTCCACCAGAGTAGTCATCATTTAAATAATACAATGTAGAAATTCTTCTGTGAAAATCTGGGTGATCGTCTACATGATTAACAAATTTTTGACCAACACCATATTTTAAAATTTGATATGCGTCATGCCAAGAACAACGAATATTAAAGTTTTGCTGATAATCCATTTCTACAACACCTAAATGTTTTAAAAATAAATTTGATAAAGTAGTATTAAAAGTAGATGAGATAGTTGAATAATCTTCTAAAACTTTATCAGAGTATGGAACGCTTATAGTCAAAGTATCCCTGGAGTCTTTATTAAGATGACTTTCTGTCCCCTCTTTAACTCTTGCGCCTACCCATTCTCTTTTGGCAGAAATCATACCTTCTTCTATATCGTTTACCAATGTTTCATAATTTGGAATTACTCCGTCGTAAGTAATAATACCTGGGGCTATTTCTTGAACTTTAATCAGGCTATATTCAAATAACTTATACTCTTCTTTTTTAGGATACATTTTTACCACTTTCCTAATGGACATGTTGCTTTTTCTAATTTTGTTTTTGCTATCATAAAACATCCACATTTTTTACATTGCTTAGTTAACTTAATTAGTTCTGGACATTCTTGACATATAGAATATCTTTCCTTTGCAG